GATCACAACATCATTGACGAAATCATGAATTGTAACTGCGTGTGCCATTTTGGCCCCCTATTCTGTGGTTCTCCGCAAATATATGTGCAATGATTGCCTATGTCAACCCCCTTTTCATGGACAAAAACCTGTGCAGTTTTGTGCCCGCTAATTAGACGTAAATAGCGGGCATAACTTGTGCCGCATAATTAGCCGTAATTAACGGGCATGACATGTGCTACAAAGTATGGGGCAAGAATGTAGCACGATAGGAGAACGCAATGAGAAGGGTACTAATCATCCCACGCAACGACGGCATAGCCATCAGCATGGATGAACTGAAAGAGGTTGTGGTTGTGGAAATGGATGCCGAACAAATGTTCGAAATGGCGCAACGCTGTCAGCAGGCTGGACTCGAAATGCTACGAAATGAGAAAAGAAATGACTCTAATAAAAGTTAAAGATTCAGATATTGATGGTATGGGGGTCTTTGCCAATCAACACATATCTAAGGGTGAGATCATAGAGTCCTGTTTCTATGTGGTCATAGACGATGATGATCTTAAAAAGAACAGTCGATTGAGTGACTATGTTTTTCAAAGCATGGATGAGGATGGGGATTATTACTGTGTGTTAGGCGCAGGCATGATCTACAACCACGGCTCAGATCCAAACGCTGAATGGCAAATTTGTGAAACTGACAACAGGTTTTTAGATTTTGTGGCTTTGAGAGACATCGCCGCAGAGGAAGAAATTGTTCATGATTATGGCGAAGACTATTGGAACACTAGGTAATACGAACAATTATACATAAATTGCTCGTATCTAATCTTTCAGGCGAGTAACCGTAAGCTTGTATCCTAAATAATTAAGAGCAGCTTCGATGTCGTTGACTCTTGGTGTGTGGGTAGTACGCCACTTCCTTAACGTATCCCGATGAAGCCCGACCCGCTCAGACAGATCCATCTGGCAGCAGCGCTGTTTGTGCATTTCTTTGAACAGAAATTGTACTATTGGATTGCCATTTACGATGGCAGGGCGATAGCGAAACTTTTTCATTAATCCCTCAAAAAGAAACCCCGACGACAGAACAAGTCTACCGCCGGGGCATCAACCAAAGAAAGGAGGTAAATCAAATGTCCCTGTCTAATTTCGTTCGAGGAGATTCAGAGAAAGTCCAACCTTATGGTTACAAGCTTTCGCTCGTGGGAAGGCTCCGATCTGAATACCTCTGACGAGGGAGTTCCGATACACACATCGCTTCAATGATTAATATACGCAATGATTTCTATTTGCGCAACCCTTAATTACACATTATCTCGCGCTGTTGTTGCTTCGTATTCACCACGGCTCATAGGTCCATCTGTTGCGCCGAGCCAAACCCGACCACCTGTAGGAGTAAGCTGATACTTTGTAATCCGGCCAGCGTCTTGTATCTCACGAACATATTGCTCCAGTCTAGACTTGCTAACACCTTGTAATATCTCCGGTGTGTCTGAATCCTCAGAGCGTTTGTGAACGGCGTTGTTACCGCTCATATGCGTAAGAGCCTCGCCCCTATTCTCGCAGTCTATAATCCACTGGAACATGGCGTCTAGCTTCGCCTCTAGAGCGGTGCCTGTGTTCATAGCGACAATCTCTTCGCTGCGGTCAGTGAGCAACCCTGTGTTCATATCACGAATAAAATGCCGAACATTTCTTATCGCAGGGCCATTTGATTTGACGACAGCGCCGTCGTAGCAAGTGTTGCGTTGAAACGGTATGCCCAAGCGTTCACACATTTTCTTAGCGCGAGTTGCATCGACCTGCCACACGGCAAAGGCAGAACGAACACCGTCAACCAGAGCAGATGTCCCCCGAATAAGATTACGAGCTTGCTCCGGTGTTTTAATCACTGCGTCCTCTTTGATCTTTGTCATGTGGTGACAGAGCAGCACTGATGCGCCAGTCTCAGTTGCGATCTTGGCTAGCAAACCCGTAAGAGCAGCACCGGCAGCCGGATCAGCGTTTACGTCAGCATGTACAAAGGATGCGAGTGGATCGAACACAATGAGCTTCAGATTCGGTATCTGTAAGATTTGTTCGTATATTTTTTCGAACTCTTCGGACGTAGAGAATTCACCGTGATTCTCTGACAATATCGGGAACACACCCCCTACATTTGGTAGTGGTACCACCTTCAGATCATATATGTAGCCATTCCTAGCTCCGAATGGATCCATGCGATCAATACGGCGGTGCATCTCAGCCTCGTCATCTTCCGCCGTGAAGATAACCACATTTCCATATTCCTTAACCAGACCCCCGAAAGCTGTGGTCATTGGCTGGCCCGATGCGATCTTCATGCCCATGTCGAGTGTCATCATGCCCTTGCCCGAATCTCCAGCAGCAGCAAAGATAATTGGTACACCGAGTGGGAAAGTGCCGTCGATCAGGAACTTTTGTTCGGGTGCTTCGCCTTGGAACCGAGCTACAGAAAACGTGTCATCCAGCAGGTTGATGTTCGTCTTTGTGACTTTTGCCTTGGTATTAAGAAAGCTTTCAATGTTGAAGCCTTCGGTAATAGCGTCCGATGCGTCCCACCCTTCAGGTTTACCCATAGGCGGCGTTAGCATTGTTACCGACTTTGCACCAGCGGCTAGAGCCAAGTCCTGAATGAGATCAGCCAGCTTCTTGCCAGCCGGATCATTGTCAGGCCAGAGAATGACCTCCTTGTTCTGTAAAGGAGAGAAATCAAACTGTGGTGCTGTTTTCTTCGTTAATGCCCCTGCACCCCCGATGGTACAAGTTGCTGTGTAGCCCGATGCGTTCAGAGAATCAGCGCACTTCTCGCCCTCAACCCATATGACACGTTCAGATGCCAAGACATTCGGAATGTTGTACATAGGCCGGATGTCAGGAAATTTAGAATACGGTACGCCCTCTATGAATGGCCTGAACTCTTTCTTTGGCTTGCCGTTGTTGTTAGGCAACGGGTTACCAGCAATGTCCTTGACGTTATACCGACGCACAGAAACCAGTATCTCACCGTCAGCGTTGGTGTAGATGTATTCAGCGTCATATGGTGTGTTGATGTTGTACTGGGGCTTTATTGGGTTTTCGATTGGCCCATTATCACGAACAATTTGCGGCCCAGCATTTTCCAGATAATCGGCGAACATGGCCTTAATCTCAGGCAGACGCATGTTGCGTGATTCCATAAGTATCTTAACGATACCGCCGACACCTACATTGCCGTTAAAATCTTGACCCCGCATAAAGTTAGGAGATGCTGGATCAATGTCGATCTTCATCGACTTGCCTGCATCACCAAGCAAGGAGCCTATATAAAATGTTTTTCCATGTATCCGGCCAGCAGGAAGTGCATCTTGCAGAATGCGAATTTGTTCTGTTTTTGGTACCTTCTGCGAAATCTCTTCGACCAGATCATGAGCGGACCTACTAGATGTAGTGTTGCCAAACCTCACGATACTCATTATATTGTACTCCATCAGGCATGTTGGTATTTATGTTCTCTCTTATGGGGCGGTTTATTCCGCCCCTTTTTTTTGCCAGCAAGTCTTGCGAAACTCACACCACTTGCAAATGTGAAAGTCGTCATTCTGCGCGATACGCGGAAGAATGTCATTACCCCTAGTTGCTTCTAGGATTTGTACTGCTTTGTCACTGGTCTTCTGTGCCAGTTCTGCATCGAATGGAACCAGTTCAATATATATCTCACTGGTGTTCTTGTTCAGCACCGTAAATACGCACGGATTCTCCGAAAGATTCATATATGCTTGATACAGCGCCACTTGCGCTGCATAGACCGGGTTGGCATCCGCCACACCCTTACGAACAAATTCATTAAACTTTTTATCTGATGCGGACTTACACTCCCACAACATAGGGTATGAGAGGTGTAATGGACCCCCACATATTACACCGTCGATGTGACCACGAACCTCTCCCTCTGCTGTGTCGAATCCAAATTGTTCGCCGTATTTTTCTGTCCGCAGGTCGAATCCAGCGTCACGAAAGTACATAATCATCAAATCTTCGATGGT